ATCTGAAAGAAGAAAGCCTTGGGCGCCACCATCATCTCTGGATGCACCACCTGCGCCAGACGGTTATGTCCATAGATGGATTAGAACCGAGTCAATGGGTTTTCAAGATACGGCTAACGTATCGAAGAAAATGAGAGAAGGATGGGAATTTGTGAGAGCCGAAGAGATTAAAAATCAATTAGGTGATCATTCATTTCCTGTTATTCGAGACGGACAATACGCAGGTTTGATCGGGGTTGCTGGCCTTGTGTTGGGAAGGATACCTGAAGAGATTGCACAAAGCCGTGCGGAGTATTTCAAAGGAATTACTCAAGATAGAGTTAACGCGGTTGATAACGATCTTATGAAGGAACAACGACCTGAGATGCCTATTAATATTAATAGACAATCTCGCGTAACTTTTGGTGGTGGGAATAAGTCCTAATTTTATGACAATAACCTCCCCAAAGTAAATTGTAACTTAATAAATAAGGAGTAATAACATGGCAAATACTGCTGAGAAATACGGCCTAAGACCAGTTAGAAAACTGGATGGCTCTCCATTTATTAACGCACAGAACAGATATAGAATTGCTGCCAACTATGGAACTGCAATTTACCAAGGCGATTTGGTTCAACCAACTGCCGCTGGTGGAATTGAGAAACATACAGGTGGAACTTCTAATGATGTTGTGGGTGTTTTTAATGGCGTCTTCTATACAGACCCTACTACTCAGAAGCCAACTTGGAAAAATTACTATCCTGGAACTGTTAACGCTAGTGACATTGTTGCTACAGTTATTGATGATCCAGATGTTGTTTACCAAATTGATTCTGATGGTTCGTTCCAAATAGCGGACATCTTCCAAAACTTCAGTGTAACTGACACAACTGGAAGCACACTAACAGGAATCTCAACTGCACAATTAGACTACTCAACTGCGGGTACGTCTTCACAGTTAGTTCTTCAAGCAATCGATATCTCACAACAAGTGGGTGATGATGAAGCTGGAACTAATGCTGATGTGTTAGTTAGAATCAACAGACACTTCTTCGGGTACGCTCGAGGCGGAGTCGGCATATAATAGGAGTTTAAATTATGGCTATATCACGATCACAACTAGTTAAAGAACTAGAGCCAGGTTTGAATGCACTATTTGGCCTGGAATATAACAGATACGACAACGAACATGCTGAGATCTTTGCATCTGAAGCTTCTGACAGAGCGTTTGAAGAAGAAGTAATGCTAAGTGGTTTCGGTCAAGCAGCTACCAAAGCAGAAGGTGCAATGGTAACTTTTGATCAAGCGACTGAAGCTTACACTTCTAGATACACTCACAATACAGTTGCTTTAGCTTTCTCAATTACTGAAGAAGCTATTGAAGACAACTTGTATGACAGATTGGCTTCTAGATACACAAGAGCTCTTGCAAGATCGATGGCGCAATCAAAACAAATCACTGCAGCTAACGTATTAAACAACGCGTTTGATACTGGTGGCGCTTACAATGGAGGTGACGGTAAAGCACTTTGTACTACTGACCACCCATTGTCTAATGGTGGAACTTTCAGAAATGAACTTTCTACTGCAGCTGACTTGTCAGAAACATCGTTAGAACAAGCGTTAATTGATATCGCTGGTTTCGTAGACGAAAGAGGATTAAAGATCGCTCTACAAGGTAGAAAATTAGTAATTCCAAAAGAATTGCAATTTACTGCTGAGAGAATCATGAAATCACCTTTATCTACTACACCTGGTGGATCAAATGCGTTTGCGAAAAACGACATCAATGCAATGATGAATATGGGAATGATCCCAGAAGGTTACAGAGTCAACCATTTCTTAACTGACACTGACGCTTTCTTCATCATGACTGATGCGCCAAACGGTATGAAACACTTTGTAAGATCGCCAATCAAAACAGCGATTGAAGGTGATTTCGACACTGGAAACGTAAGATTTAAAGCTAGAGAAAGATACAGCTTCGGTTGGTCTGACCCTAGAGGAATCTTCGGTTCTCCAGGAGCGTAATAATATACTTTACAGGGGCGTAGTCTTTACGCCCCTGTATTTAAATACTATAATAAGGTTATTATGAGTTTTAAAAGCGACATACAAGCAACAAGATTTACAGCAGCGACTACTAATGCAATCGTTGCTCCCCCAGTAAGACTAAGAGGTATCATCGTTGGTTCAAGCGGTGGAGGAAACGGAGTTGTAGAATTAAAAACAGCTTCAGCAACAGGTGATACATTATTCATAGCAGATGTACCAACAGGAGATATTATAAACTTTTCTTTTCCAGAAGATGGTATTTTATTTCCACAAGGTATTTATGTATCAACACTAACAAGTGTTGCAGCAGTAACACTATTAACTGACAAATATTCAGGACCTAATCTAACTACAACCAACGGGTAATCGTTATGGATTACTATGCTGATTTAGGTATAGAGATTGATGGTTTCGCTAAGGGCGGAATGCCTGCGCGTAACAAAAAGAATTTTAGATCTACTAAATCTGGTGCAGGTATGACTGCAGCAGGGGTTCGTGCATACAGAAGAATGAATCCTGGATCTAAATTAAAAACTGCAGTCACAGGTAAAGTTAAGAAAGGATCTAAAGCAGCTAAAAGAAGAAAATCATATTGTGCAAGATCAGCAGGACAAATGAAAATGCATAATGTGAATTGTAGTAAGACTCCAGATAAAAGAATATGTGCTGCAAGGAGAAGGTGGAAATGTTAGATGGCTTATTTAAATGCAAATGTTCCACCAATTTATTGTAAAGTAAGAAAGGAGTATCTTTATGACCTTAAAGAACATCATAATGAAAGTGAAGATTGCGTTATATTCGGTGTGGTATCTATATCGGGACGTGCGCTCTTATTTAACATCATGCTTCCCAATGGCGCGTGCTTTTGGCGTTTGCCTATCTCAGCGTTTTTTCAAAAATCGTACGATAGAGCCGATGTGCCGAATATGCAGACGCACGAACTTCAATTGTGGAATTGTTTTAGTTATTATCCTTCTGTTCATTGCTTTGATTGGTTGGATGGTATAAGAGGAAAATTTCTTGGTTTAGATAAAAAGTTTTATCATGGGAAATATTTATTCACGATTGATTGGGCACATCCAGATACTAATATCTTGGATGTTGAACATTCTGAAATACCTCAAGAACATAAGTGTGCACATATATTGGAGCTTGATAACGGTAATTTTGCAGCTCAGCCTAATAATCGTATTCTGTGGCATGTTAATAGCTACACTACTGATACATCTTGGCCTGACTATAAAGTCCAAACTACTTACTGGGATGCAGAAGATAACGAAATGGTAACAGAAGATAGTGATAAAATGTTTTATCAAATGGATAAAAAAGATGATTGATAAGTGGTTTTATAAATTTTTTAATGCACTAGACAAACTGTTTGAGTGGTTAGATAATATTTTAAGGAGAAAAAAATAATATGGCAAGTCGATTTACACATTTATTTAAAAAAAGAAATGAAGAACAATCTTTATTAAGTAAAACAAAAGCTTTATTTACAGCTAGAAAAGAAGTAGATATTAATGCAAACGGAACATCTGGATACATTGTTAAACATGGATCTAATAAAGGGAAACTTTTAGCTCACACAGTTAAAAAATCTACAAATAATTGGTAAAAAAATGAAAAAAGAATGTAAACAATGTAAAAAAGAGTTTGAACCTAAAGATGAATTAGATCTTTTTTGTAGTCAAGACTGTAAAGAAGAAGCACTAGCAGCATTAGATTCTGATTCTGATGAGTGCTTGTCATGTCAGTAAAAATCAATGATAACACAAGCATTGGTCTTCCGTTAAGGAATTTAATTGGATTGATCGGTGCAATCGTAATCGGCGCCTGGTTTGCATTTGGTGTTATTGAAAGATTAAATCAACTTGAGACTAAGAACCAATTGTTTGAAAAAGATTTACTTGAGGCATCTGTTCAAAAACCAATCGACCAGGAGCAGTTCATGATCCTTGAATGGCAAGCAAAACAAATTGAAAAAATGCAGAAACAATTAGAAGATAATGTACATACAGGTGTTATGTTAAAACAACACACAGATGAAATTACAAAATTAAAAAAAGATATTGAAAAATTAAAAGATGCAACAAGAGACATTAAATTTGCAAATGGAAATGGAACTCATTAACGAAGGTTCTTTTCAAGAATACGATTATAATAACGAATACGAGGAGTGTGAATGGAGAAACTTGTAATTGCATTATGCTTATTTCTTAACGGAGAACTTATTGAACATAGATATCAAGAAACAGTCAGCGATTGTTTAGAAAAAAAACGTGTCGCATCTAGAAATATGGATATGAAAAACAAACAGCTAATGTGTGGTCAAGTGAAAGCATCTCTTGTAAAAAACATTGATGGAAGCTATAGTATAGATAAAATTATTGAATCAAAATGAACCTTTCCAGAAATTTCAGTTTACAAGAATTAATTAAATCAGATATTGCAATACGTAAAGGTATTGATAATAATCCGAATGCAGATCAAATAGAAAAATTAAAAAGACTTTGTGAAAATGTACTTCAGCCAGTACGAG